TGTTTTACCAATAGCTTCTGGTTGTCTTCCAAATAGAATTAACTGCTCATTAGTTAGATCAGCAGTATCTTCCATTATTTCTTTCATATTAACAGTAATACCCAATGTTTTAGCTTGTTGGGCGGCTGCTAATGCTGATTTACCCGCAAATTCAGTAGCACTTTCACCTGTTGAGGCGCTTGCTAATGTTAATTTAGCGGCTTGTTGAGCTGATAATCCTATTTTTTCTGTTAATCTTACAAAATTAACAAGTGTATCACTACTAAATTGAACCCCTAAATTTAGTTCTTTATTTAATTCTGATTGTGCTGCTAATAATCTTTCGGTATTAATGGCAGTATCCATCGTATTAGCTGAAATACTAGTAAACTCATTTCTTATTTTAGTAGCTTGGGTTTCAGTTACACCTAAATTTTTAGATAAATCTGTTACCTCAGAGTTAAATTGTAAACCTTTAGCTACTAAGAATGTAAATATAGCAGCAGGGTCGGTAAGTATTTCTTTAAGATTTCCAAAAGAACGTTTTAATAATTCGGCCATTATTTGGCCCCTACCAGTCATAGCTACTTGATCTGCTAAAGCGTTATTACTAGCAGCTTGGCTCTTTAATCTTTCAGCTAAAGCAGTATTACCTGCCTCTTCAGCTTCTAAAGCTTGTTTAGATAAATCTATAGCAGAATTTCTTAGGTTAGTTTGTTCTACTAATGCCTCTCTGGCTAAATTTTTAACATCTTCTACATCTTCGGATCTAAAAATACTACTAAAACCAGGAATTTTACTAAAGCTACCTAATAATGCCCCAGTTATTCCCATTCTTTTATTTAATTCTTTTTCTCTTTCTATAGAAGCTTGAATTTGATCTTGTAATATTTTAAAGGCTTTTATCCCTTCGGCGGTTTCAGCATTAAATTCTATAGCGGCTAAAATACGTCTTCGTTCTAAATCTGTTAGTTGGGTTTGGGCTCCTATTTCATCCTGAAGAGCAGCTGCTTCCTCGTTTGTTAAGGTTACTCCCTGTTTAGCTTTATCTAAAGCATCATTAGCTAATTGGTTGCGTTTTCTATCGGTTTCAATTGCTGCTATTTTTTCGTTTAAAATAGTTGCTTGTTCTGAATTACCTTCTCGTATAGCTTGATTTAAATCATCTTGAGCTTCTTGTGCTTCAAAACTAAGTTGTCTAGATTTATTAGCAATAGAAACACTTTCTAAACGTTTAGCCCCTTCTTGTGCTTGTAATTGTAGTCTTTTTTCTTGGACATCAAGAACCTGTTCTTGGTTCTTCATGTATTTAACACTTCTAACGTATGTTAAATCAGCATCATCTGCTATTGAATTAGCAGATTGTCTTATATTTTTAAAGGTTTTACCAATTCTATTACTTAAATCACTTTGGTTAGTAATAGATTCTACAACATTATTTAGTTGTTCTAATACATTTCCTAAATCACTACTGTAATTGTTAGTGCTAAAGCTAAGACCTTCGGCTTTAATATTTAGATCATTATAAAGGTCTTTTAAGCCTTGGGAATTTCCTTCTACGTCATTAAGAGCATCTCTATAGCTCTCAATTTCTTTTCTAATAGTTTTTTCAGATATACCCCTTTCTTTAAGAAGTTCTTCATACTCTCTTATTACAGATAGAATTTCTTCTCTTAGTTTTTGTTCTTCAGAAAGTTGGTCGTTATCAGCCATATACTATAGGGGTATTCTGGTATAAATATTAAAAAATATAAGGTGATGTTAATACACCACCTTATAATTTATATTTCATTTTTTAATCCTGAGTCCTTAGGAATGTTATCCCAATCTATATCAAAGTCTTCAAATGTTTCCATTGCTTTTTGATCATTGGTTTTTCCATTAGCTGCTTCCTCTTGTTTTTTATGTATATCACTTATTTTATTTATGTAATAACGCCTCATATAAACAGGCATATTCCATACATCTTCGAATAAAAATCCTCCCTTTCCCCAGTAGACGAGATCGAATACCTCGTCAAGTATTACTGGTTTATACCTGGAGGTCAGGCCAAAAGAAATTCACTCCGATGGGAATTTGGACATCACTAACAATAGTGCCATCCTCTCCTTCGAAGTTAAACGTAAGATCTACGTCAGGGGAAATTTCTTTAATATAGTTTCTTAATGAACGAGAATCTCGTGCTAACAATTCATCATCTACAAATTCTCTAATTTTATTATTATCGGTTTCACCATCAACTGATACTATTGTATGTTTTAAACGAGTAGTTAGTTCGGCTTCACGTTTCATTTTACGAAGATTTTTAAGTTCAAGCTGGATGTTGTCTTCATCTCCCTGGCTTAATAATTTAAATACTACTTTCCGGCCTGAAAGGGGTAATTCATATTCAAATAAATTATTACCGGGTTCTTTAACTAAACCTTCATTAAGTTCTTTATCATTAACTAATGATAAATCAACCATTACTTCTTCATCTTCATTAGTGCCAGGATTAGTATAATTAAATACATAATGTGGGCCATAACCATAAACCCTTGCAGCTACCATAATAGCATTTTTATCACCAATTAAAATATCTTTAAAGCTAATAGGTGAAACAACTAGTGCTTCAAGTAATTTATCAATCACTACACCGGATTTAATATAAGTTTGGTTAGTGAGGATATCTTCCTCTTTTGCGGTCATATATTTAACCTCAACTGTGCCATTTCTAAGAGGAGATCCTTCAGGATACAGAAGACCTTTTGATGGTAGGCTTACCATTTCTGTTTGTAACTTTTTTTCAGCCATGTTTATAACTTTAGTCATTTATTGTTACATATACATATATGAGTAGATAAAAAGAAGCGCCAAAAGGCGCTTCTTCTTTGTAGATATATTAATAAATTAGAATCTTAATAAACAGTAATCCATTGCAAGAGTCATGCTGATTGTTTGGGCAGTATTAGCATTTGACCAATCGGCATCTGAAAAGTCAACACTCTTAATGAATGTTCCTTTACATTCCCACTCTTCAACAACATCACCAACTGGACCTAAAGAACGGAATTTAACATCTTTTTTATAAAAATCCTGATAACCATCTCTACCAGTTACGGATTCATGGTGTAGTCTAAACCAGTTCATTACAGCTTGGGCACCTGAAGGGTTAATAGGATCATATAATTCACATGTAATATCTCCCCAATTAACTTTACCTTTTAACTTTCTTTTGAGGTTAATGTGGTCAAGAGTAATTTCCTCGAATGAGGGTTTTGGTCTGTCAGCTTTTTTAACTAAGTAAGCTGGTACTCCTTCGATATCGAAGTAAAATCTGTTTTTAGTTTTGGGTTCGTATGTTTTATAAAACATACCGATTGTGCCCATATCATCGTTCTTTAAAATTCCCATTTTATTTTTGTTTTATCGTTGTTGGTTATTGATACATATATTAGTCTTCAAAAGAAGCACCAGTTGGGGTTAAAACAAAGTCAAGAGCTATAAACTCTGCTGTTTTAGTTGGTTGCAGGAACACTTGTCCTACAAGTTTATTTTGGTCGATAACATCTGAAGTGTTTAATTGACCATCCATTTTAACTTGGAAAGCATATAATCCTTGTCTTTGGACTAAGTTTTCTAAGTATGGGTTAACTTTCCTTAAGAATCTTTGGCGAGTTTCTTCGGTGTTTTGCTCAAAAACAAGTCCTTGGGCAAATCCATTGACTGTGTCTTTTACGTCAAGTAATAAACGTCTAACGTTGACTCTATCGAGCGCACTTGCGGCTTGTTGAAGCGTTTTTTGCCCGAATACTACTACACCTTGTCCTGGGAAAGTTGCTAATGGATTAACTTTAGATGTATAAAGATCATCACGTTGAGCTTTACTTAATTTAGTTTCAACTTTAGGTACGTTATTTAATCCACCTCTAGTTAAACCAGCAGGAGCAAACCATGGGGCAGCAATACTATCATTTTTAGCATATACACCCGGAATTATAGTTGAAGCAGGTGCCCAAACATTTTTACCTAAAACCCTACTATTTACCTGTACCCATGGCCAGTAAGAGGCAGCGAATGAAGTATCTCTTTCTTCAGCTTCGTTTTTAACATTAGCTACAGTTGCACCATATCCATATAAATCTACTACAGCCATATAATCACCTCTAGTTTCGGCATTTTCAATAATAGTAGTAATAGTGCTGTTATGGTCATTATTATTTAATCCAGGAGCTATAAGTGTTTTAAATTTATATTCTTCCTTATTAGTTAATATAGAAATTGCTTTCGTATAATCTCCAGGTGCTAAACCTTGGATATTAGTTGCACTTGATGCTGATCCATAGATAGCAGCAACACTTCCAAAATTATCACCTACACCTGTACCAAAGGTTCCAGATCCTGATTGTGGGAGTAATTGGTCATAAGCTAATCCATCTGAGTTTCTGGTATTTACGCTACCATTAGCTGCTAAATACTGGTAAGTTGGACTATTTACAGATGAAATTCTTATAAATTTAGACTTGTTAGGATATTCACCTGATAATGTTACACTAGATACTCCATTAGTAGTAGTTACAGCTTGTGACTGATCACCTATGGCTTTAGCAATGTAGTTATTAGATAAAGGATCCAAGGATAAATTAGTAAATTGTTCTAAAATAAGAGGTTTTGAGTTTGTGTCATCCCCCCTTCTAACTACTAAGCTAAAAGTACCAGCTTTTCTATTTACATTAGTTACTTCCCATTTGAAATTATCCTTGTTGCCAGTAGCACTGTTTAAATACTCTCCTTTACCTAAGGTACTAATTACAAAGGGATCATTAGTATTATTAGCAGCACCCCCTATTGAAGCGGATATAGAAGTTATTGCAGAAGAAGTTGCGGCTGTAAATGTACTTGCATCAGGTGCAACTCTTATTACAAGAGCACTAGCACCACCATTATCGAAGTAGTTTTTAACTGCTAGGTTTGTGTATAATTCATAAGCTTGAGAGCCCGATTTTATTACGGTTCCAAAAATATCTTTAAATTCTTGGTAGTTATTAATCCCTGTAGGGATTTCTACAGGACCTCTTGCAGTAGGACCTATAATAGCCATTCCTGAAGGGTCTGTTCCTGGGGTTATGTATGATTTATCTACTTCTTGTAGTAATACACCAGGTGATACTAAAGTTTCTGTTGCCATTTTATTTTTATTTTATAATATTAGTCTTCAAAGTTAGCTCCTGTTGGGGTAATTACGAAATCAAGAGCTATAAATTCCGCTGTTTTAGTAGGTTGTAAGAATACCTGTCCTATTAATTGGTTTTTATCAATTATATCGGCGGTATTATTTTGACCATCCATTTTAACTTGGAAAGCATATAATCCTTGTCTTTGGACTAAGTTTTCTAAGTATGGGTTAACTTGTCTTAGGAAACGTTGACGAGTTTCTTCTGTGTTTTGTTCAAAGACTAATTTTCTAGAGAATCCATCAACCGTATCCTTCACATCAAGTAATAAACGTCTAACGTTGACTCTATCGAGCGCACTTGCGGCTTGTTGAAGCGTTTTTTGCCCGAATACTACTACACCTTGTCCTGGGAAAGTTGCTAATGGATTAACTTTAGAAGTATATAAAGTATCTCTTTGTGCTTTACTTAATTTAGTTTCAACTTTTTTAACACCTGTTACTTTACCACGGGTATTACCTGCGGGTGCAAACCATGGGGCTGCAATACTATCATTTTTAGCATATACACCAGGTACTATTACAGAAGCGGGTGCCCAAACATCTCTTCTTAAATTTATGCTGGTTACTTGAGCCCATGGCCAGTAAGAAGCAGCAAATGAGGTATCTAATTCCTCTGTTTTTGTTGTTACTGTGTTTATAGTAGTAGTTCCATATGATACGGGGTCTACTAAAAATAAACTATCACCACGTGTTTCAGTATTAGCAATAATAGTAGCTATATCTGTAGAATGGTGTTCTTGGTTAAAACCAGGAACTATAAGGGTTTTAAATTTAAATTCTTCTTTATTAGTAAGAATATTAACAGCATCATCATAATCAGATGTTTTTAATCCCTGAATATTAACGTTAGCTCCTTCAGTAGAGGCACCTGCATATTGACCATAATCACCTGCTTCGCCTGTAGGAAGTAATGAACCTACACCCCCAAAGAAAGCACCACTTTGTGCTGTAGGGAGAGAAGCTGAATAAGAAGTACCTGCAGCGTCTGTTTGTACTGCGTTATTGATTGAATATTCATAAGTAGGTAAATTTACATCTTTTACTCTTATAAATTTAGACTTATTAGGGTATTCACCAGAAACTATAATACCAGTAGCATCACTATTTTTAGTAATTTTTTGATCACCAATGGCCTTAGCAACATAATTAGGTGAAAGGGGATCTAAAGATACACCAGTAAATTGTTCTAAAATAACAGGCTTAGAAGTTGAATCATCTCCTCTTCTAACAACTAAAGTAAATGTACCTGATTTATTGTTTATGTTTGTAATTTCCCACCTAAAGTTATCTGCAGATCCTGATTTTAAAATTCCTCCGGCAAATTTCTCGGGTGCCGTGGTTAATGCGATTGCATTATTGAGACCTTCACCCTCACCTATAGTTTCCAGGGTAAAGGGTTGTGTACTGCTTTTTGCAGAAGCGGATACATGTGTGCTATCGGCATAATCCCAATTAGCTGAAGAGGATACTACTCTAACTACTAAAAGGCTGGCACCCCCATTATTAAAATAGTTTCTAGCGGCTAAGCTAGTAAAGTATTCATATCCTTGGGAGGCAGATTCAAATGTAGTTCCATAGGTATCTTTAAATTCTTGGAAATTATTAATTAATGTAGGTACCTCAACGGGTCCTTTTACAGCAGGACCAATAATTGCTAATCCTGAAGGGTCTGTTCCAGGAGTAATGTAGCTTTTATCTACTTCCTGAAGTAATACACCCGGTGATACTAAAGTTTCTGTTGCCATTTTATTTTTAATTTAATGTTATTGTATACAAATATAGGGGACCCTAGTGGGTCCCCCATAAATATAAAAATAGTTTCAAAACCGAATTTATTCTCCTATCGGTGTAAATTCTCCAGTTTCTAAATTAATACTTCCTTTTCCATAAGTTTCAGTAAGAGAAGATACTAATCCTTGTTCTTTTCTTCTTACTTCCTGAAGATTAGCTTCAACTTGCCCTTTTCTTTCATGTAAGTTAATTTCATCAATATGAACCTGCCCAGCTTGATGGACTACAGTAGCATAGAGTTGTTGAATTTCTCGGATTTGTCCGAGCTCATCATCATTAAATTTAATTGGATCTGCCATAACTTTTTAATTTTATACGTTTACATATACGTATGTAATAATTTTAAGAAACCCCATTTATTGACGAAATACTTGCAAGAGCAACACCATTTATTGATGCTATACTGGCTTTAGCTATTCCACCAAAAGAAGCTAAATTATCAGGCCCATCTGCTGCAGGAGCGGCTGCGGCTGCGGCCTGTTTCCGTGGTTGAGGTGAACGGACAAAGGGTACCCTACCTTGAACAAGTTTAGATCGTTCAGGTGTTTGAATAAACGGTATTCTACCTTGTACTAGTTTCATTACCCTTCGTTAATTTTTAGATCAGTAAAGTATACTGTAGCTCCTGATCCTACGTGGGGTTCAGTTCCTTGTGGGAGGTGTGGATTAGCTAATACTATATCTACGTGTCCTGAAGCTGTTGTTTGTACTGATAGATGTTGGTAAGCACTTGTTTGATCACCTGTGCCTGATGCCGCTTGGGTTACTAGGGGGTGACCAGTATCTATGTTAACTATTCTAATTTCGGGTGCAGTACCCGCATTATATTTTACTCCAACAGAAGCCGTAATGCTTCTGTGAGCATAAGATCCTATATTAAATGACCCATAGTCAGTAAGTTTAATAGCATGGTCACTACTTGAAATAAAGCTAGCTCCAAATTCTAATTCATGTTCATTGGGATAT